ATGGCACTGAATATTCCATTCAGAAATGCGTACTATCGTTTTGCATCCAGTTACTCATTTCTCTTTTTTATTTCCTGGTCGCTGTGGTGGTCGTTATACGCTATTTGGCTGAAAGGACATCTAGGGTTGACAGGGACGGAATTAGGTACACTTTATTCGGTCAACCAGTTTACCAGCATTCTATTTATGATGTTCTACGGCATCGTTCAGGATAAACTCGGTCTGAAGAAACCGCTCATCTGGTGTATGAGTTTCATCCTGGTCTTGACCGGACCGTTTATGATTTACGTTTATGAACCGTTACTGCAAAGCAATTTTTCTGTAGGTCTAATTCTGGGGGCGCTATTTTTTGGCTTGGGGTATCTGGCGGGATGCGGTTTGCTTGATAGCTTCACCGAAAAAATGGCGCGAAATTTTCATTTCGAATATGGAACAGCGCGCGCCTGGGGATCTTTTGGCTATGCTATTGGCGCGTTCTTTGCCGGCATATTTTTTAGTATCAGTCCCCATATCAACTTCTGGTTGGTCTCGCTATTTGGCGCTGTATTTATGATGATCAACATGCGTTTTAAAGATAAGGATCACCAGTGCGTAGCGGCAGATGCGGGAGGGGTAAAAAAAGAGGATTTTATCGCAGTTTTCAAGGATCGAAACTTCTGGGTTTTCGTCATATTTATTGTGGGGACGTGGTCTTTCTATAACATTTTTGATCAACAACTTTTTCCTGTCTTTTATGCAGGTTTATTCGAATCACACGATGTAGGAACGCGCCTGTATGGTTATCTCAACTCATTCCAGGTGGTACTCGAAGCGCTGTGCATGGCGATTATTCCTTTCTTTGTGAATCGGGTAGGGCCAAAAAATGCATTACTTATCGGAGTTGTGATTATGGCGTTGCGTATCCTTTCCTGCGCGCTGTTCGTTAACCCCTGGATTATTTCATTAGTGAAGTTGTTACATGCCATTGAGGTTCCACTTTGTGTCATATCCGTCTTCAAATACAGCGTGGCAAACTTTGATAAGCGCCTGTCGTCGACGATCTTTCTGATTGGTTTTCAAATTGCCAGTTCGCTTGGGATTGTGCTGCTTTCAACGCCGACTGGGATACTCTTTGACCACGCAGGCTACCAGACAGTTTTCTTCGCAATTTCGGGTATTGTCTGCCTGATGTTGCTATTTGGCATTTTCTTCTTGAGTAAAAAACGCGAGCAAATAGTTATGGAAACGCCTGTACCTTCAGCAATATAGACGTAAACTTTTTCCGGTTGTTGTCGATAGCTCTATATCCCTCAACCGGAAAATAATAATAGTAAAATGCTTAGCCCTGCTAATAATCGCCTAATCCAAACGCCTCATTCATGTTCTGGTACAGTCGCTCAAATGTACTTCAGATGCGCGGTTCGCTGATTTCCAGGACATTGTCGTCATTCAGTGACCTGTCCCGTGTATCACGGTCCTGCTAATTCATCAAGGAATGCATTGCGGAGTGAAGTATCGAGTCACGCCATATTTCGCTATCAGGATTCTGTGTGATGGTTACATCGCCCGGCCCAGGGCTGTTTAGTCATCAGCGCTTTCTGACAGTGCTGAGATTTCAACCTGTTGCAGTAAAAATGAGTAGATATAAGGCAAGTGTGCTGCCAAACCCATCTTTTACGGGGTGAAGGTAGATTTCGTTTGAAGGGTATCTGGTGTCCCCTGCAGACATCTACTTGACGCGGCAGGGGATTGATTAGAATGGTGTTTTTTAGATGTGAGAAATATTTTACCCGCTATTTTACCCATTGGCGCGGCTTAAGAGCTTATTTTTGAATTCACAATGGTCACGATATAACCATCTTGCTCGCCCGTGGATAACTTTGGCTTTTGGCAGGTCGCCGGACTTAATCCGGTCGTAGATGAAGGTTTTACCAAAGCCAGTATCGGCCATGATGAATTTCAAATCAACCAGTGAATCAGGCTGTAGTTCGTGTTGCATGAGTGCTATCTCCGAATAGGGAATCGAACCTGCAAATCAGGCAATAAAAAACCGCCATCAGGCGGCTTGGTGTTCTTTCAGTTCTTCAATTCGAATATTGGTTACGTCTGCATGCGCTATCTGCGCCCATATCATCCAGTGGTTATAGCAGTCGTTGATGCCCTCTGCTTCGACGACCCTGTCGAATGGCTCTCCATTCCATTCACCTGTGACTCGGAAGTGCATTTATCATCTCCATAAAACAAAACCCGCCGTAGCGAGTTCAGATAAAAGAAATCCCCGCGAGTGCGAGGATTGTTATTGTCTTTTCTTCGTGCATTTGTCGCACTTTCGGCACCATCCAGATAGGCACATCCGTCCGCAATTAACACATATAGGCCACATCATTTTTCCTCTTTTGGTTTATGAATCTGAATGGTCATGCCGCTTTGAGTGGTGACTACAATGACAGAACCAGGCTGAAGGCTGTTAAGATTGAATGCTTCGTAAAACGAATCCAATGCCAGTGCTTTTTTATTCTTTCTGTTCCACCAACGCCATCCCTTGCTACAGGCTACACTGACAATCCACTGTCCACTCCTGTAAGCCATATAAAACCAGATGAGCAAAACCTGAAGGAAGGCTATCCAGTCAATAATTGTATATTTCGCGAAGGAGTCCATTACTTCACCTCCTGAGGCGGTTCTGGTAGAGGCATCCAGTGAGTTACTTTCGATGCCGGTTCTTCCCCATCGTCAGTAACTGCCCACCATTTGTTTCTCGACCAATCGTAATCCCCTTCGAAGGTATTGCACTCAGTCCAGCCGTAAGACTTACCCCAACACCAAACATACTGTTTATCGTTCGGCATTCGCTCACTACAGCTTATCCAACCATCCGGAGTTACCGGATAGTTGCGCATTGCGACCTTTAATGCCTCATAGAAGCACTCTTTCAAATTGTTGAACTGACACCCATTTAGAGGGCCGTGTTCAGTCAGCATGTTGTGTAATTTCCATGCCGCGTCGTTTACTTCTCTGGATGACAGGGGAGGCAACTTGTAAGTTTGGCTTACAGGTTCGGCACCATGAAGCATGGCAGCACGGCAGGCGTTCCAGCCAGCTGTTCGCCCAAGCGAGTAAACTTCAGATGGCTCAAGATAATCAATGTCATGCCCGTCCTCATCGTCGTTCTCAGGTAATGCAGCAGGTACTACTGGCACTGGAGGGGCGGCATAAACAGGAATAACGTCCGATTGCTCTTTATTGCTTTCATCCGTTAAAGCCCAGAATAATTTTCCAGCCGGATGTTTGAAAATATAAGCAACTGGTTCTGCTTCCAGCGATGCCAGCGCCAACTTGAACGCCTGAAGCTCAATGGCACTGTTGGTATCCAGTCCAAACGGTAATTCATCACGATTGGCTTCGTATTGAGCGATAGTTTGCTTCAGCCATTCTTTGGTTAGTTCAGCCATATCCCTAATTCCCCTTGATGCTGACTTTGACGCCAACCTTGCGAATCTCATCGGCGCATCTGTTCACGATACTCCGGTGAAACTCACAAAAAATTTTCGCCGACTGCGGCCCTAATGGGTGAACATCGTGCGCACGCGGCAGTACAACCTCCCGCGCATCCATGTCAGCAATCCGCTTGTCTTTGGCTTCCAGCTCATCCAGCAGCGCCAGCACGGTTTCTGGTCCGGCCAGAAATTTGAAGGCGTTGAGCGCATCAATATCCACACCGTAATCTTTAAGTTCCTGTTCACTTAACAAATCATCATCAGCTGGCAACATTAACAGGCGTTCCATTGCTGGAATTGCACGTTCCGCCGCCTCACGCAGTGCCTGGTAATTAATTTCGCTCACTGGTTGCCTCCACAAAAATCATGCTGCATGCTCCTGTTTAATTCCCATACGCTCTAATGCGATACGAAAAATTTCTGGATCTTTTTCTATTCCTGTAAATCGGCGTCCTGATTGTTGGCACGCAACGCCAGTAGTTCCGCTACCCATAGTGAAATCCAACACTGTGTCGCCAATATTGCTATATGTTTCAATCAGATATCTCACCAGAGCCAGTGGCTTTTGTGTTGAATGAAGTGCCTGCTTTTGCTTGTCGCTGGAGAATTTCTGCACGTCTCTCGGATAGCGACTTGTTGAATCGTAAACGACCTTTTTCAGCGCATCGCCATATACATCAGTATTCAGCCTACCTCTTGTTGAGGTTTTTCTGGCGTGCCCATACGTCATCTGTGGGTTGTATGTCGGTTGCTTTCTGTAAAAAACTTCAATATTTTCATGCGCTCTTAAAGGTTGTTTTTTTGCGTTCAAAAATCCTGTCGCGTGTGGCTTTTCCCAAATCCATTCTGTTTTCCAGTCACGAAGATTGCTGTTGACCAGCACGCTGGTAAAAGGCTGAGCGGAAAACAGAACAATTGCAGCGTTCGGTTTGGAAATACGGTAAATCTGCTTCCACATCAACTGCAGGTCGAGAACAGAATCCCAGCGACACCGAGTTGTTCCATATGGAATATCGGCACATACAAGATCTACGGAGTTGCTGGCGATTTGCGGAAAGATGTCAAAGCAGTCTGCGTTGTGAAGGCAAATCATTCACCCACCCCACTCATCACAATATACTTCGACAGGCGTTTTCCATGCTTCATAGCCATCTCGCCATGCTCATTGCCGTTATGGCAATGGAATGAGGCGTTATCACCTACAGTTTCACGCAAGCACATCATGTAAAAACGGTTACTCACTGGTTGCCTCCTTTGCGCCACATCGCATTCAGATATTTGTTGTCATTAACAGAACCGAAACCATTTCTCTTAAGCAATTCCTCTCTCGATGGCATTGGCTTTACGCGTTGGCGAATAATCATTTCTGCCGGAAGAATGCCGGGATTGTATGCAAGTCCTCTCATGATTTACTCTCCATGAACTGGTCAACAGCCATGCTAAGTGATACACCTAAAGTATCGATATGCTGCTGAATATCCTGTAGCGTCTGCGCCTGAGATAACAGGATTTCACGGTTGCATAACTCTTTGACCAGATGCTCAAACTTGCTGTAATAACCGATACGACTTAGTGTTTCTTTCCCTGCATTCTCGCCTTCTTTGATAATTCCTCTTTCGCTAAGAATCAGATCGTGTTTGGTTCCGGTAATAACGTATTTGCCGATGTCGATGTTTAGCTTCTTTGTTTTCATTGTTAATTCCTCAGTCATTACTGATAGCGCCATAGCGTGAGCGGTAATGACGCAGGCGCGGGTCAATTTCAGGGAAGTGGGTATATGTGGCTTTGCGGAATGGTCGGATTGATGTCTGGTAAATTCGCTCGCGTTCTTCTTTCTCTGCAAGCCATATACAGTGGCGAAATTCCTTTTCCTCTTTCGTTTCCTGCGGTAGAGACATTATTCGATCGTAGTTTTTTCTGAATTTATCCAGCACCTCCGATACAGAATTGCCGGAACAGCGGCGCGGGTCATCCGCACCATACAAAGGCGCTGGCATGTTTTTCTCCGGTTGATTATTTAGCTAACTTTTTCCAGATCGCTGAAACGTATTTGGCTTGGTGGATGGCATCATCAAGCGCGTTGTGGCGAGTTCCTTTGAATGGCATATCTCGCTTAGGGTCGAATCCTATTACCTTTCCAAGCTCGACGATTGTTCTTACGTCGCGGTCATTCCACCACTGCCACGGAACTGGCTGCCCTGTCAGCGAATAACTGTTGCGGAGAATAACGCAGTCAAATGATGCTCCATTCCCCCAAACCTGAACGAATTTGTGGTTAGCGTTCTTTATGATGAATTCAGATAACCATGAAAGAGCTGTTGAAAGCTCTTGAGTGTTGCTGGTTAGCGATTTTCTGGCTTCTTCACTCTGTTCCATCCACCATAAAATCGTTGAAGCGTCAGGACGCGCCCGATATCGCATTGATGACTCAAGCGAGATATTTACCGAGAACTCTTCTCCTGTTTCTCCGGTATTCGGGTCAAAGAATACCGCCCCAATAGAAATAACTGGCGCGTATGGCCCGTTGCCCATTGTTTCAAGGTCAACCATTAAGTGATTCATGTAAGTCCTTAAATTGCGTGAATAGCGTGACGAGGGAAGGGGAGAGTTACTGGTGCAAAGGGTATATCGTCGTCAAAATCCATCGGAGGTTCGTTGTGTTGTGCTGGTGATGATTGCTGCTGTGGCTTCTGTGATTGCCTGCTGGCTGCTTGTTGTTTGCTGTCGCCAATGCCGCCAAGCATTTGCATCACGCCATTAATTCCGACATGAACCTCGGTTGTGTAACGGTCTTGCCCTGACTGGTCTTTCCATTTTCTGGTTCTCAGCATTCCCTCGAAATAAATCTGATCACCTTTTTTCACATACTGCCCCACGACCTCAGCCAGTTTCCCGGATACAGCAACACGATGCCATTCAGTCAATTCCTTTTGCTCGCCAGTATTTTTATCTCGCCATTGTTCTGACGTGGCTATTGTCAGGTTAGCGAACGCTGTTCCTGATGGTGAGTATCGAACTTCCGGGTCTTGTCCTACCCGACCAAGGATAATCACCTTATTTATCCCGCGAGAACTCATTTGCTCCACCTCTTGCCAGTTTTTATGTTGCTTATAATTGATTGAGATACACCCATGTCTTTTGCTATCTTGTACTGACTCTCTTTTTCAGAGAGTCTTTTCCTAATTTCTATAACCTGCCACTCTGTTAATTTTGCACCATGATGAGCATGACCTTTCTTGGCTCCACGATGCCTTCCTTTTGCTATCTTGTCGTCCATGTTTTCTTGCGCGCTACCTAAAAAGAGATGTTCAGGATTAACGCAGCATGGGTTATCGCATTTGTGGCAAACCATCTTCCCAGATGGAATGGGGGAGTGATAAAGCTCAAAAGCAACCCGATGAGAAAGCATTGTTACGCCAAAGGCTACAAATTTTGTGTATCCTCCTTTGTTTTTTGAATAGGTAGACTCCCAGCAACCTGTTGTTTCATTAACTTTGTAGCTGGACTCGAATCTTTTAATAATTCCGTCCAAGTGAGACATTTATGCCGCCTGTTTTAGTTCGTTAACTCTGATGTTCATTACCTGAACGCATTTAGCCTGCGCCTCCTCGTTGCCAGCCATTAATTGCCAGTCACGCTGATAACGCTCGATGAGTTTTTTCTTGTCAGTTTCTGTTGACGCATAATCGCTGAAGTCTTTCAGGATTTGTTCGCAGTCAACCGATGGAGATTTCTGGTTGGTATTTTCTGGTGATGGTTTGTTATCTGATGCTGGTATTGCCCATCCCGGCAGCGATGGAGGGAGCCAGTAAAATCCTGTTCCATCCTTGAGTTTTGCCCTGTGCCATCCCTGCTTTTTATCGAGAGATGTTTGTGCGAAACCTTCCTCAAGGTTATACAGATACCGACCGATTCCCCACTGAACGGCAGCGCGCTTCATTGCACCTGAACGACCACCTTTGACGGCTTCTACCTGCGTGTTTTCAGCAGCATCCCATTTGGTTACCCATTCGGAATCAATCTTTATTGATATGCCGCATTCAACGCCGCCGTTGTTGGGAATATCGCGGTATTCATTGCGCCATCCTGCTTTGCCGCAAACATCGTCCAGGCGTTTCATGATTGCCCGGTTCGTGACATAAGCCAGCACCATAGCCCACACCTTGCCATCGCGTGTTTTACCGCTTTGCTGTATTCGCCATTCGATATCTTCAGGGCTGAATGGCTCATCGAATTTATTCAAATCCATAATTCACCTCAGAATGGACACGGCCCAAGGAAATAACGCTGATTTAATACTTCGACTCGGGACAAATTAAGGCATACCCGCATTCCTTCGCGGTCGCCATTATGGCGATACCAGAGAGCTTTCTGCGTGTACATGCGTCTCTGTAACTTGCTCTCCTTCACTGTGGTTGCAAGTGACATGAATATCTCCTTCGTTACCGATTAATTCTTTCATCTGACGAATGAATTCTTCGTCTGACCAGTTATCTGTAAAACTCATGGACGGCCTTGTTGTTTCAAAATATCCCAAAGCTTTTCGAGCAAGCTTTTCATTCTTGGTTGTTTAAAGTCTGCTCCGGTTAAAATATTTTTTCGTGAATGCTGTACCGATAAAATCGGGTTGAAAGGGCGAACCGATGCCGCCCCTGCAATAGCGAACTGTTGCATAGGATGCTCCTTCTGTTTGATTGCATAACGAAAACGCCTCGAGTGAAGCGTTATTGGTATGCATATAAAAAGCCCCCCACATCGGAGGGCAAAGAAGATTTCCAATAATCAGAACAAGTCGGCTCCTGTTTAGTTACGAGCGACATTGCTCCGTGTATTCACTCGTTGGAATGAATACACAGTGCTTACTCGTACTAATAAAATACCCAATTTTCTGTTTCTTGGTTGTGCCCAAAGTTATATTCAATATCTGGTGTTGATGTATCAATATTCTTCATCCCATCAACAAGAGTTGATACAACAGCCAAATCTTGTTTGATTCTCATTAAATGGTATTTCTTCCGGCGCAATAAACTTTCAATGGCAAGTTTCTTCGTTGGGAATGCAAAAGATCTTTCTGCATTTTTTGCTACTTTCTTAATTGCATATCTATTTCTCTTTTGTTTCCATTCCTGTAACCACTGATTTGGTGCTGGTTTAAAATCAACAATCCAATGCGCAGGAACCAACCATGCATAATGCTCTGTCTGATGAAAAGCTATATATTGAAGTGCGAATATTTTTATCCCATCTTCTTCAACTGTCGCCTGGAATCTCCAGAAAACAGGCATTCCATCATGTTCAGTTTCTGATTCAGGAAAAGGTACGCTCCATGATTTTGTCATATCTCACCTCAAATAAGTGGTTTGCTGCCTAATTTCATTTTCTGGCGACCAACACAAGTCACACCCATTTCACTGCGTGGCTTGCGGTAGTAAATTAGATTTGTTCAGACAATAAAAAACCCACCGAAGTGGGCTATGACCATTTTTTATTTGGATTTCGTTGGTGAGCGTGATTAACAACTCTGTGCATTACATCCTCATATTTTTCATCTTCAATTTTTTCGACATCGCGAGGAAATGGTGTTGCTAATGCTTTGTCAACTTTGTCCATTGGTTCTTCATTAATTTTATATTCAGGACCGTCATCTATAGCATTAAATCCAGGTGTTACACCGTTTTTTAATGCATATGCTATCCTTTTTTCCCATCTCGCTATTCTCCTCCTGTCTCGAGATGTAAGACCTCTATCAGATACTTTTCTGTTTTGTCCGCGGTCAGGATTAACATAAATAGTCTTTTTCACCATAAGCATACTCAATAAGCACCGTACGGTAGTTTACTGTACAATTTTATTTTTTGGACTGCATGAATTTTGTTTCCTAACGGGTTTGAATCTTTGTAATAAATACTTCTATTTTTTCGAACGACTTCTTCTTTCTTCTTGCAGCAAAGGCTTCCTAGTGATGCTGCTTTGTCTGCTCTGACGCAACCAGAGAGCTTTAGCGCAATTTTTCGCGCCAGTGCTTCATTACTGCGTCGCTCGGCAATAAGTTCTGCTCTGCGAGCTTTGTAGCGGCTTTTTGCCGTACCTTTGGATTCTTTCCAGACAATGGTTACCATGATGGTCTCCTTTAAGTGGCTTTGGCGCATGACGCGTCGAGGTGCTTATCTTCTCGATCGCTGTCTTGCAGCTGCAATTCGCGCCATCCCCAAAACCACTCAAGTTCTGGTCTCAACGGTTAGGTTGAGAGTCCGTCGATGTTAAAGAGCCTGCCAATCTGTTCCGTTTGGCTTCCAGCGTCCTGCTGATGGCTTAAATTTAAGACTTCTTAATTTATTGGTCAAGTGCATTTTTGAAGAAAACTTAATTTTATGGGCGTGAATTTAGTTTGTCTTTGATTTTTAACGGGAAATAAAAAAGGGGCGAAAGCCCCTTAAGGAAGGTTTGCTAGCTTGGCATCAACGACAACGCCAATGATTTTACAGTTCCCATTGATTTCAATCATTGGGTATTGTGGATTGAGTGGTTTCAGGAATTTTCTACCGGCATCAATAACTAACTTTTTGAATGTCGCCTCGTTTTCCCCTTCAAGTTTGGCGACTACCAGCTTTCCATTACGTGGTTCGACTTCTGGGTCGACGAGAATAATCATCCCCTCAGGAATACTCAGTCCTGCCGGGGCAGTCATTGAATCGCCTTTAACGTCGAGCCAAAAAGAGTCTTCAGAACAATCTACCGTTGTGTCGTACCAGTTATCTATTGCACGCCTATGATATGGCTCTACAGCTTCCATCCAACATCCTGCGCTTACCCAACTAATTAGAGGATACGAACCTCTTGGATCATGCCTGCTGTGATAGGCAATGTTTGAAAGACTATCCTCTCCTTTCAACAGGTAATCAGGGGAGCACTGCAAAGCCTTGGCTAAGGCCAATAGGTTTTCGCCATTGGGCTCAGTTTCAGATCGCTCCCATTGGGAAATAGCAACATTAGACACGCCAACCATCTTGCCAAGGGCAGCCTGCCTAATCTTGAGTTCTTTTCTGCGAGCGCGAATACGCTCACCCATCAGTTGTGTATTCATAGTTAAGACATCTTAAATAAACTTGACTTAAGATTCCTTTGGTGGATAATTTAAGTGTTCTTTAATTTCGGAGCGAGTCTATGTACAAAAAAGATGTTATTGACCACTTCGGAACCCAGCGTGCTGTTGCTAAAGCACTAGGCATTAGCGATGCAGCAGTCTCTCAGTGGAAAGAAGTTATCCCAGAGAAAGACGCCTATCGATTGGAAATCGTTACAGCTGGCGCCCTGAAGTATCAAGAAAGTGCTTACCGCCAAGCGGCATAAGCAAATTGCTCTTTAACAGTTCTGGCCTTTCACCTCTAACCGGGTGAGCAAACATCAGCGGCAAATCCATTGGGTGTGCCGCTATAACTCAATATCAATATAGGAAAATTAACAAATGGCACAAGCAAGCTACAGCAAGCCAACACAGCGTGACGTTGATCGCGCTGAAACAGATTTACTTATCAACCTGTCAACGCTTACTCAGCGCGGTCTGGCAAAGATGATTGGTTGTCATGAATCGAAGATAAGCAGAACGGACTGGCGGTTTATTGCTTCGGTCTTGTGTGCTTTCGGAATGGCATCAGACATCAGTCCAATTAGCAGGGCTTTTAAGTATGCGCTTGATGAAATCACAAAGAAAAAATCCCCGGCCGCCACCGAGGATTTTAAGCAAATTGATATGCAATTCTGAGGGAATTACTGGATCAATCCACAGGAGTAATTATGACAAAACGTCGTAAGAAATACCAGGAAAAAGAAGAGATTCGACACCCTGATTCACCTGAGGGATTAGTGGTAGCCGCAGCAAATAACAGGGCGTTCGCAGAGCGCCTTGTTGGTGTTTACAGACTAGCCAAAGCAGGAGTGAAACATGGGCGTCGTTAAGTTAGCTGATTACAGGCATAACCCTGTACAACATCAGGAGGCATCCAGTATGGGGTATGCCTATATACACCGCCAGTTTATGGACAGCAGGCTCTATAAGGACTCTCAGGCAGTACATCTTTGGCTTCACTTAATCCTCAAGGCTAATCACGAATCTACTGTCGTCAATACGGATATCGGGCCGATAACTGTTGATCGCGGTCAGATGATAACTGGACGCCCGTCGCTGGTCAGAGAAACATTCATCCCCGACAACAAAGTTCGGAGCTTATTACGGACTTTTGAGTCGAAAGGGATGCTTAATATTTGCTCGATGGGGAAGAAATTTAGCCTGTTTACAATCGTTAAATATGACGATTTTCAGGCAAAAAATTGTCCAACGGTTGTCCAACGGTTGTCCAACGCAAACACCAGTAATGGCGAGGCTCTCAGCGGAGATTGTCCAACGGTTGTCCAACGGTTGTCCATAAACAATAATATAAATAATATCTCTAATACTGACGTATTAGAGAGTGCCACAGCAGACAAAAAGTCTGACAAGAAAAAACCTTCCGTTAGCTGTCAGGATGTTGTCGATGCTTACCACGAAATCCTTCCTGAAGCGCCAAGAATCCGCGCACTGAATGACAAGCGTAAAAACCAGATCCGAACGTTCTGGCGCAAAGCCGGAGTGATAACCCGCCAGCTTGACGGGCATGGGTTCACGATGCAGGACTGGAGAAATTATTTGAGATACGTAGGCGAAAATTGCCGATGGATGTTCGAAGAGCGCCCAAACCATCAGCGAGGAACCGTCTGGCACAAAAAGGGATTTGATTTCCTGCTTAACGATAATACCTACCTGAAAGTTCGTGAGGGTGAACACGATGACCGATAATTTTTATGCGCCGCCCCATAGCATCGAGGCAGAGCAGGCGGTGATTGGTGGATTGCTTCTGGATGATGACAGCAGTGAGCGCGTCCAGAAAGTTCTGGCGATGCTGAAGCCTGATTCATTTTACAGCCGATCACACAAAATCCTTTTCGAAGAAATAACCAGAATGCACCGGGAGCAAAAGCCAGTAGATGGCCTGACGCTTTTCGATGAACTGGAGCGTAAATCGTTAACGGCGTCTGTTGGCGGTTTTGCTTATATCGCTGAGATCGCAAAGAACACGCCGAGCGCCGCAAACATCGTTGCCTATGCAATGCAGGTTCGCGAAACCGCAATGGAACGCTACGCCATCAACCGCATGACTGAAGCGACGGAATTGCTCTATTCCCGCAACGGAATGACTGCGACGCAGAAGTACGAAGCTATTCAGGCGATTTTCACGCAACTGACAGACCATGCAAAAACCGGATCGCGTCGCGGCCTTCGCTCATTTGGCGAGGTCATGGAAGACTGGGTTAGCGACCTTGAGAAGCGATTTGACCCATCAGGCGAACAACGGGGAATGAGCACAGGGATCCCATCGCTGGACAGGATGCTGTCACCGAAAGGTCTGGTGAAAGGCTCTCTGTTTGTCATTGGCGCTCGCCCTAAGATGGGGAAAACGACGCTATACAGCCAGATGGCAATCAACTGCGCAGTGCATGAGAAAAAGCCCGCTCTGATGTTCAGCCTTGAAATGCCCGGTGACCAGATACTGGAAAAACTGGTAGGACAGAAGTCAGGTGTTAACCCGAATATTTTTTACCTTCCGGCGACAAATGACGCTGATGACGGCTATCAGGGGGATTACGATGGTGACTTCAACAGGGCGATCGAAACAGCCAATCGCTTGAGTGAAATCGACCTGCTTTACATCGACGACACGCCGGGATTATCTCTGGCTCAAATCGTCAGCGAAAGCCGTCGAATCAAGCGAGAAAAAGGATGTGTTGGCATGATTCTGGTCGATTACCTGACACTAATGACCGCTGAAAAGGCCGATCGCAACGACCTTGCTTACGGCATGATCACCAAAGGACTGAAGAACCTTGCCAAAGAGCTTGATTGCGTTGTTGTGCTTCTGACACAGCTTAACCGCGCACTGGAAAGCCGAACCAATAAACGCCCATTACCAAGTGACTCACGAGATACAGGGCAGATTGAACAGGATTGCGATTATTGGGTGGGGATCCATCGTGAAGGTGCTTTTGATGACAGCGTTCCTCCTGGTGAAACCGAACTAATCCTTCGCCTCAATCGTCATGGCAATACCGGCACGGTGTATTGCATTCAGGCAAATGGCGCTATTTATGACACAGACCAACAGTCTGCTGAAATGCGCCGACGTGAACGCGAGGAACCGCAGTCCAAGAAGAAAGGAGGATTCTGATGAATAAAAAACAATTAGCCATTCTCGAAAAGGCATGGGATGCACAAATATCATGCGCTTTGAAAGAACAGGCACTACCAATAATCCAGACCAAATCGAAAATAGCCAGGCAGTTATGCGATGACGGATTCCTGAACGAAGTTGAGATTACGCGCCAGATGGTAACGTTCAAAGGGTATGAGATAAATCATCATGGTATAGCGGCGTATTGCTCCCATCTTCCTGATGACGTTGACATTGATGAAATGGAAAGGGAGATGAAGCAATGACTATCTACATCACTGAGCTGATAGCAGGGTTATCGTTACTAATGGTTCTTACTGTATATATTATTAAGTATATTCTTTATGCGAATAAAAAAACTAATTGATCACGATGAGCTTCTGTCAACATTATCATATGTGTCACGAACGGTGCAATAGTGATCCACACCCAACGCCTGAAATCAGATCCAGGGGGTAATCTGCTCTCCTGATTCAGGAGAGCTTATGGTCACTTTTGAGACAGTTATGGAAATTAAAATCCTGCACAAGCAGGGAATGAGTAGCCGGGCGATTGCCAGAGAACTGGGGATCTCCCGCAATACGGTTAAACGTTATTTGCAGGCAAAATCTGAGCCGCCAAAATATACGCCGCGACCTGCTGTTGCTTCACTCCTGGATGAATACCGGGATTATATTCGTCAACGCATCGCCGATGCTCATCCTTACAAAATCCCGGCAACGGTAATCGCTCGAGAGATCAGA